TGCCTAAGTCTAGCCTAGCGTATCCAGTTCTAGTTACACCGTCTCCAGAAGACATCTCTGGAATAGTTGCTCCGGTATCAGAATCCACTGGGACGCCACTACACAGCGCAATGGCAATATTGGCTGGCTTTGCAAAGGTTTCCCCCCTAAAAACATGATGGAGAAGCCCAGATTCTAAATAATCTGATAGAGCTGCCATAATAAATTTCTCCTTAGAAAATCCTGTCAATAAACACTTTACAGTGTATTATACACAAAAAAAGAGCCACCCCCAACAATAGAGAGTGGCTCTTAGTGAAGCGTGAAAGTACTGCATCACCTTATATAAGGTATCCAAGCACTAGAAAGAACCTAAAATAACCCTTCTGTTATCCAGAACGCCAAAGCCAAGCTCTGCAAAGCCGTAGAAACCAGCTCGCTGCTGTCTATGGAGGGTAGGATCTTCAAACACTTCAAGTTGCTGCTTCATCGGCATGACGAAGCTGTCGTTAGCGGACTGATCCAGACCAACCACCAACTCAACGTCGGAGGCTTGAACTGCACCGCCAAGACCCGTGGTGAAGAACGTCTGGTATTCTTGGCCTTCACCAAGCTCATCCAGATCGTGCAAGTTGACACCAAAGATCCGAGTGATGGGCGCGCCGCCTTCAGAGGCCGTGTAGATCTCCCGGCGAGTCACCTCGTCCACCTGATCCATGCCCCAGTTGCGCACGTCTTCCAGTGCTTCTGGAGAAACATAAAGATCAGTCAAGCGACCACGATTGGCTGAACCAGTGTTACCGCCAGCATTACGGCGCATAACGGTCTGCATCAACGAAACCAATCGCTTGCTAAACATACCAGCAGTAGCGTCACCGTCGTAAACCAAAATGTTACGATCAACGCCAGCAGCAAGAATGGTGTGCCAACCATCGTCGTTCATCTTCTTGGTGAAGCCAGCCTCTAAGACTTGCATGGCACGACCAACAATATCCCATCGAGCCTCACGAGCATACCGAAGCAGGTAATCAATACTGCTGGTAATGCTGTAAGTTGGGATCATCACGTAGTCGCCTTCCACGGCTCGTTCGGGGATGCGACCGTGACCGGGATTGGTGTAAGCAACATGCTCACCTTCAAGGCCCGGAGAAATCAAGTCGAGTGGGAACTCTGTAGAGGCACCCGGCTCAACATTGATGGTTTCAAAAATATCACCGAGAATATTGCCAACCAAAACGCCCTTGCGGAGCGGTAGCTCTAAAGCTTTGGCAAATTCGCGCTGAGCAGCATAAGCGATGTTTTGATCGCTATCGCCAGATCGTTTAAGCAATGTAAGGAATTCATCGCTAGGTCTATCTGTATATGACATTGGTTATTCTCCTTTATGAGATTATTTATTATGTGGCGTTGCCAAAGGTGTTAGGAAGGTTGACCCAAACTTTTGCGTATCCGTCTGCGTCCTTGCGGGACATGAATCGTCCAACCACAAGCTCACCAGACGCAGCCGCGAAAGTCGTGCTGTTACAAATGTCGCCCGCCTTAGTGGACGAGGCAAAGGCAAGCTCTCCGGCAACCGGAGTGCCTTCGACATTACTCGTAACAACCCAGCCTCGGGTCATCACGGTAACTTTACCGCCCTTTTGAACTTCATCTTTGTGATGATTCAAATGGGTTCGGGTCAGGTCTTTGTTAACAACATCGTTCAAAAGAATGCCAACCGGAACGCTGGTCGCGGTGGCCGCAGTGTAAGCAACAAGGTTTTCACCCTGATCCATAGCGGCGCCAGAGGCCAGCCCGAGGTCAGCTAAACATACAACGCCACCACGAGTGGCAGTGCCTGCGTTATAGAAAAAACTAATGTCAGTTGTTTCTTCATGTCTATCTGCTTTAAGAGCCATTTTTATATCTCCTGTAGATAAGTTTTTTTACTTAGAAAGGACATTATTTGTCAACCAGTCAGCGATGCTGGCTCTGGTTGATTGAACTTCGTCAACTTCTTCCGACTCAATCAGAGTGGCTTCAGTGGACTCCACTTCTTCAAATGCCTCAGCAGTAACATCCTCTGTGGCTTCTTCTTCTGCTTCTTCAGTAGCTTCGGAAGCTTCAGGTGTTTCCTCTGTGGCTTCATCTTCTGTCTGGGCCTCAACCTTTTTCTTCATTACCGCAATAATGCTATCAAAGGCTTCATCTTCCAGAGCGTAAAATGCTTCCGCAGACTCATCGTCTTCAACTCCAGCCTCAATGAGAGCAGCTTTGCGAGCTTGCTTCTTCTCTTTGGCCTTCCAGTCAGCGACAGTCTGAACTGCTTCCGCCAACTGAGTCTGAGACTGTGTCAGCTCGTCTTCCAGTTCCGCAACACGAGCTTTAGTCGACTTGATAACTTCTTCAAGCTCACTGATAGTAGACTTGCTGTCTTCGGCGGCAGCTTCAAACGCTGCAACCGTATCGGCAAATTCTTTATCCTTAGCGGATTCAATCTTAGCCTTGATGGCTTCATTCTCAGTTTTGGCCTCAGCCAACTCGGAGCGAAGATCATCAACCTGTTTTTCGAGCAGATTAATATCTGTCATATCGATATCTCCCATGTTTAAATTAGAATTCGTGTCAGTCACATTGAAAGCAGCGACAGACTTAGATTGCAAAATAACGCTTCGCGGATTAGCAGGCTGAGAAACCAGCCCTTTCCCAGAGAAAGAAATGTTGGTGAGAGCGCGGCCAACCTTATATCCCTCATATTCGCCCGTTCCGCCATATGATCTTAAATGCTTAGTCAAAAACGCCGATGACTCGTCTCTAGCAAGAATTTTAGGCGTGTCATCCGGTCCTATCAAAGCATAATCAAAACCACTGAATAAGCATTCCATAGATACAAACCACTTGCCTTCGCTGATCTCAGCGACAATCTGTTCCATTCTCTCCTTATTTTCGGGGTCCATCCAACTGTTATATAAAACGGCTTGAGTTATAATGTCAAATTCGTCTGGCTTAGCCTGATCTTCATCTGCTACAACCAAGCCGTCTTTGCTTAAAACATAACAGCCGGTAATGTGTCCGATGATGTCGTTCTCATCGTGCATGAAATTAAATTGTTTATCTTCAGGCGTCGAACGTGCGTCCCATGTTGCTTGAGATGTAAACACGTCGTCATTTTTGTTCCAGCCAGTGGACACTAAGACTGACTCAATATAATGCAAATCCTTCTGATCTTTATTCTCAGCTAGTACCTTTGACAGAACCTCCTCGTTGCTTGTGCGCTCCATTAATGTGGAGGCGGCGCCCTCGTGTATGGTCGCCGGAGAGCAGTACGCCACGGATGCTTGGGCGGCTACCTCTTCGGCTATTCCGTCGTTAATTTCGCTTTGGAAAATTTTTATTTTATTCATGATAAAGACCTCTAGGAATTATACACAAAATGCTAAAAAAAATAAAAAAACCTGTGCCAGATAGATATTTTGGCTAAATTTTACCGCTGGTTGCGAACTCGACATAGGTTCCGATGATGCTCTTCTTGTACTTGTCCATGGTCATATTGGAAGGGGAAATGCTCTGGTCTTCGACTATCTTCCTAAAGGGGGCAGGAGTCCTTTCTCCAGCAGACATAACGTCTGTAATGTGCTGCGCCGTGGCGGGCACCATAATTGGTAGGTTTGTTAAAACGTCTAGCTTGATCGTTTCTAGGTCTAATACCTCAGCCTTGGTAAGCTGCCTCATGTTGGTCTTCTTGTTGATAGAAAGGAATGCCTTATTTATGTTCTTAGATATAGTGTCGAAGGTCTCGCTAGTCCATACGAGCATATCTGCCACACCCGGCTTAGACTTGGGAGTCTCAACCCTCTTCTTTCTTGGGCCTTCGTCTTTCTTAAGTGGGGGTCTGCCATTGTCTTTCACTTCTTTTGAGTCTCTTTCTTCTTTATTGAGCTTGGATTGCCTGTCCATTTTTTCTATCTCTTGCTTGTGGTTAGCATTATGGAATGGACTGGCTTTATCCGGGTAAGCATCGTTGCTTCTTTCTTTTTGCTCCCTCTTGAGGCGAACTTTCTCAACAGAAGGCACTTCTTTAAATCTCTCCAAGATGGTCTCCTGACTGATAATATCCCTATCTGCCAATTGGATGAGGAGATTTTTCTCTGCCGCCTCATCAGATAAGCTCATCTGATCAAAGACAATGTGCGCAGACTTTCTGAAGCCCATAGCTTTGCGGACAATCTCCAGCTCTCTTTCCCAAAACTTGACAAGCTGGTCCCTACCATACTGGAGTCTCTCAACTAAAGTTTTAAGTGAGATAAAGTTGTTTGTAAAACCACCGCCATTACCAGCAATTCCAGTTAAGGTAGGTGGAACGCCAAGCCCAGCATAAATACTATTCAGAACAGACTGATACTTCTCAGACCCTAAGAACTTGTACACCTGACTGTTAGACTCTGAATAAGTAAGCTCTGGACCCCAAACTAACTCCATTGTACCTCCACCAACATTGCTAGCCAGAATGTTTCTAAGCTTATTAATAGCATTTTTGTTGGGGAGAATCTTGTGGTCTAAATTACCAATAGTCCACAGCCTTATATTGGAAATAGCCCCGTCTAAGGCGGATAAATCGGCCAGCCTCATCTTCTCCAGCATGATAATGTCGTCTAAAATGGCATACGTCAGTGGGTGCGCCCATTTTTGCCAGTCATCTTTCTTATAGTAAGCTACATGAAGACGATCTGTATCTAAGGGGATCTTCTTGTCTCCCCTCTTTATGCTATTCTTGAGTCCGGGCGGCAGGGTATCTAAAACTTTGGCTGGAATTGAGCCATCCTTGAAGTTGTCAAAGAATGAGGTCGCTGTAATTTCAAAGTTCTTCCTACCCAAGAAGAGGCTAATATCTCCGTCTTTCATGTCTATTGTTAAGGGGTTAAAGAAATTGTACCGCCAAGGAATCATGCTCTTTTCTATATCTGGAACCTCTACGGCAATATCTTGTCCAACGGATTTAATGTACTTTGTGATCTCTGGTGTAATGTTCGCATAGCTGCGGTATGTAAACACTTGGCCAGTTCTATATAAATTATTAAGGAACCTCTCTGATCTCTCCTTGCCTTCACATTTTTTAAACCATTGCTTAAAGAACTTCTCCACGCTTCTGCTCTCGTGGACGATATTAATACCCTGACTACCAAAGTCTCCCATTAAATCAATAACATTTCTCACGATGCCAACTTTATCGTAGGCATCCATACACATTTTGATAACCCTCTTCTGCCTGAGAGGAACCTG